AAGGTTTTTTTAGTTGAAAATATTAGTTACTGGGGGTGCTGGTTTTATTGGGTCTAATTTATGTGAAAGATTAGTTAATGATGGATATGATGTTACATCTTATGATAATTATTTTACTGGATCATTAGATAATCATGTTACTGGTGTTCGATACATCAATAGCCCTGATGGACACTGTGGCCTCCACAGTGTGCCACATTATACTGTAGACATATATAGAGTATTAGAACCAGAATATGATATAATTTATCATCTTGGTGAATATTCACGAATTGAACAATCATTTGATGATTTTAATCTTGTTTGGGAATATAATAAAATAGGAACCAAAAAAGTATTAGATTTTGCCAAAAAATGTAATGCGAAAATTATTTATGCAGGCAGTAGTTCAAAATTTACAAATGAACATGAGGGATATATTAAGAGTCCGTATACTTGGTCTAAAGAAAGTAATACAGAATTTATAAAATTATTTTGTGAGTGGAATTCTATTGACTATGCTATTGCATACTTTTATAATGTATATGGGCCCAGAGAAATAGAAGTAGGAAAGTATGCAACTCTAATTGCATCGTTTAAATATAAAAAATTGAAAGGGAACAAACTTACAGTCGTAGCACCAGGCACACAGAAACGACATTTTACTCATGTTGATGATATTATTGAAGGACTTATAATGATAGCAGATCGTGGTCATGGTGATGAATTTGGTATTGGTAATTCTACAAGGCTTGGAGGATATTCTGTTCTTGAAGTTGCTGAAATGTTTGATTGTGAAATTGAAATGATTCCAGAACGAAAAGGCAATCGTATGTCTGAGAGAATAGTAGCTGACCGTACTCATGCTTTAGGTTGGTATCCAAAAAAGAGTTTAAAGGAGTATATCAATGAACATACTAAACTTACAAAAAGAATTAGAAATTGATGAAGGTTGTAAATATGAAATATATAACGATCATTTTGGCTATCCTACTTTTGGCATTGGCCATCTTGTTACTAAGGATGACCCCGAATATGGATGGGAAGTCGGAACATCCATTGACACTATTAGAGTCCACGAAACCTTCGAGTCAGATATCGAAACAGTCTTGTCTGACTGCGAGCGCCTATATAAAGACTTTGAAGGTTTGCCGGAAGAAGCTCAAAGAATAATTGCCAATATGATGTTCAATATGGGATATACAAGATTGAGTAAATTTAAAGGAATGAAACGTGGCGTTGATAGTAGAGATTGGAATGCTGCTGCTGATGAAATGGTAGATAGCCGTTGGTATCGTCAGGTCACACTTCGAGCAAACAGATTGGTTGAAAGAATGAGAAATTTAGTTGATGTTTAAACACTGCCCAGTAGATTTACCAAAATTGCAAACTAAAAATATTGATGGAAAGAGGTTTTACGAAACCCCCGAAAAAAATTATTATCCATCAATAACAACAGTTTTGTCTATTCGGAGCAAACAAGGATTGTCTGAATGGCGTAAACGGGTTGGTAATGACGTTGCAAATTATATTTCCAGAAACGCAGCAGCACGGGGAACCAAAGTTCATCAGATGTGTGAGGATTATCTTAATAATCAACCTTTAGAGTTTCCTGATAAATGGGAAGAGCATAAGAAAGATTTTCTCCCGTGGTGTTTATTCGTACAATTACAAAATAAAGTGTTGGATAATATTGGTAAGATATATGCTCAAGAGTGCAGTTTATATAGTGATAAATATAAAGTAGCGGGTAGAGTTGATTGTATAGCAGAGTATAAAGGAATATTATCTATTATAGATTTTAAAACATCAACTAAAGAACGATTAGATGAATGGAATGAAAATTATTATATACAAGCATCTGCCTATTCAGAAATGTTTCATGAAAGAACAGGTCTATCAACTTCGCAAGTAGTAGTTTTAGTAGTATCAGAAGATGGTACAGTTCAAGAATTTATAAAGAATAAACACAATTATTTAAACGATTTGTCAGAAGCAATCGAAGAATGGAGTACACAAAATGTTTAAAAAACTAGGTGAGTCCGAGGCTATCAAAGCGGTGCCGAAGTGCTGGGGTTTTCTGTTGCTGATGCTAGTGCCTAAAAACTCCAGAGCGAACTGGGTTATTGGCGCGCTTTTGGTGGTATTTTTGGCAGTGTTCACCCTCAACAATGCCGAGGGGGGTTCTGTTGCCTGTCGTTCTGTGACCGATTTGATTGCTTTTATTGAGGAAAAGGAAACTGACCCCGTTTCTTTTGACTTTCTAGACATCGATGAGCGGGAACGCTTTGCCAGTAAGACAGGACTTCGTGGTTTTGAGGCAGTGCAAATCATGGTTGCCAGGAAAACTATCGAAACGGATATTTTGGTTGCAATCATCCGAGATGGTTGTATCACAGATGTGCGGTTTTTCCCCCTAGAAATGCTTGAGATAATCAAGGGAGATGCGGCGTAATATGGTCTGTAGGTAGTGGTTAGTGAAATATATTATGATGAACAAATATGTATTACTGACAGTTTTTGTTGCGGCCCTGTTTGTTTCTAGTCCAACACAATCAAGTGATGTTCAAGATAAAGAAACATATTGTCTTGCCCAAAATATATATTTTGAGGCAAGAGGTCAATCTTTTGCCGGCCAAGTTGCTGTATCAAATGTGGTGTTGAATCGTGTAAGAAATAAGAGCTTTCCAAATACGATATGTGGTGTTGTCAAACAAGGAAAGCACGTGCCTTCATGGAAAGATAAAACAAAACTCATTCCTTTAAGGAATAAATGTGCATTTAGTTGGTATTGTGATGGAAAGACAGATAAACCACATAACAAGAAAATGTTTAATCATTTATATCAGGTTGCAGAGAAGGTTAGGACAATGATGATTGATATTACGGGTGGTGCGCTATATTATCATTCGATATATGTTAACCCGTGGTGGGCAGAACATTTTACCAAAACAACTTTGATTGACAATCATGTCTTTTATAAAAAATAAATTAAAAAGACACTTGACTTTTTATTCTGGATATGGTATAAATAGAGTACAATTTGATGATACGAATTGAGAACTGAACTGGACGGGGCTTCGAAGCCCCCACCTCCACCAAGATAATTTCGGGGGTGTCATGGGATCGACAGGCAGGGACGGATGAGTGGAGAATTGTGGATTGATCATCCTATCGATCACAACGGTAAATGCCAACGATAATGAGGCATATGAGGATTACGCACTAGCTGCTTAATCGCTCGGGGTTTTTTGGAAGATTTTGTCCTAGCAACAGAATCAAAATCTTCCACTTTGAAAATGTCATGATAAGGAGATAATTTAAATATGACTACTACGAAGACCCAAGCTACTAAAGTAGTGAATGCCCTTGAAACAGGTGCAGAACTTACTGCAAAGCAGATTAGCGCCCGCTATGGTGTTAAGAATGTTCGCGCAGTGATTAGTCAATTGCGTACAGAAGGATATTCAATCTTTCTGAACAAGCGAGTGAGCTCATACGATGGTGAAACTTATATGAAGTATCGCCTTGGCACCCCACTTCGCTCTGTGGTTGCTGCTGGCACTCAAGTTCTACGCGCTGCGTAACTTGATGGCTCACGGGTGATGCCGTAATACATCCGTGGAGAGTCATGGTTAACTCTCCAATTTTATAATAAGGAAAACAATGGCATTAACAACATCTAAAATTTTTACAAATACGATTGAAAATATCGTAAAGGAAAAACAGATTACTCACATGGAAGCTGTTTTACATTATTGTGAAAAAGAGGGGATTGAACCCCAAACAGTTAAGTCTTTAATTTCAAAAGGTCTTAAAGAAAAAATCGAAGCAAATGCAAGAGACTTGAATTTTCTACCGAGGCAAGCACAACTACCAGTATAATCAAATGATGAACGACAAATTCTTCAACGCAGCAAAAGAAGCGGCGATTCAAGGAACCGGAACAGGTGGGCGAGGTAGAGGAAACTTTAAACTAGGCGCTGTACTTGCACATAAGAACATGCTAGTAAGCACTGGCAACAATAGTTATAAAACACATCCCCTGATGCACAGAAGGACAGAATGGCCTTTTCTTCATGCTGAGCAATCGGCACTTATTAGAAATGGTTTGGATAATTGTGAAGGCAAAGATTTGTATGTCGTTCGTGTTTTGAAAAACCTAGACTTTGCTATTAGTTATCCTTGTGAAGTATGTCAACAGCTAATCATGGATGTTGGTGTTCGTAATGTATATTATATCAATGAAAGAGGTGAGTTTGCAACATGGACCCCATTGACACCTATCTAATGTATTGTGCATTAAAAGCACACTTCAATAGAAAAGATTACGACTTCCCAACTTATAAGGGCAAGAGTCGTGTGTCTAGGGATTCATATTGGAAGCGTAAAGACAAAATATTCTTTCTTAAACTTTCCAGAAAATATGACAACTACGATGACATTAAAGATTATTTCGTAGCCAATTTCGTTGCAACACGGAGTGGATATGTTGCTGATTTTACTGATGAGAATTATGAAAATTGGAAAGAGAAGAGAACGAATTTTTACGACATATTCGCTGAAGAAATCCAGCCATTCGTAGAAAATTTTAATCCAATATTTAAAGTAAAGAAATCAGAACATCCACTCTTATTAAAAGAATATCTTGGTAAGAGAGTATCATTAGAAACATTGATTATTCTTGATGAACTTTTAGACTTTACCAAGAGCTGGAATAGGAGTATGTCAGAAGATTATATTTGGTATGATGTCAATAAATTACTACAAAAATACAAAAGGTTCTTGACAATTGATAAGAAACAGTATAGAATACAGTTATTAAATTTGATAGAGGAGTCTGATGATGAATGATAAAGTTGAGTTGGAAGATGTTGCTCGTAAGGAAGCACACATGGAAAATGAAATTGTAGAACTAAGGTCTAGGGTTAAAACTTTAGAATTTGATTGTGCTGAGTTGACAAAACATAATATGGAGTTATTTGAACGTGTTAATAAACTTGCTTCACGGCAACCAGCATGGCCAAAGGGATATCGTCCTACTGGACGTAAAGAATTTCCCCATCCTCGAGCAAAGAGTGCCCGGAAGAACTGAAAGATGAATAAGTGAAAGTAGAATTAATAGATTATATGGGTAGTGATTTATCGGTAGTAAATGCTGCCCGTGTTTCTTTTGCAAAATATCATGCAGAATTTGATGAAAAGAATGACACCCAACTCAT